TTCCTGCAATTTTGCAGAGTGGGCATTTAGCCTGGTGGAGATTGTTTTGTGCGTTGCCAGACAGTTTGTGGCAGCATTATCCTGATCATTCTTCAGCAGTTTGACTGTCACATTCAGGCTATTGACGGCTGTTACCAGCAGTTCAATAACCCTGATATGTTTTTGCAGGAAGAAGCCAATAATACCAAGCAGGAAGACAATCAGTGTGCCGGAAACAGCAAGTAAGAGTTTGTAGATTTCAGATTCCATTTTCGGTTTTTGATTTCAAACCTAACGGATTTGGCTACTGTGGAAAAGGACAGGTTCTGAATGGTACTGCCTGGTGTATGATCAGCGGAGCCTTGACCATACTAAACCTTGAAACCTTTGATCTGGGTAGTTCCAATGCGGTCAATAAACACCTCACAGCTCATTTCTTCGATTAAGAATTCGCCTTCCCGGGTGCGAAATTTATTGCAGATGTTGTAAACCAGGTGACGAAGAATATTGATCGGAAGGTCAAATTCTCCTGTTATTGGAAGTCTGTTTGACCAAAATGGATTCCATAATTTCCAATATTTTGCAAGTATTCCTTTATCTTCTTTTTCCCAATCAAGGGCAAATTCGCTGTTTTCATTCGCTCCTGAATTTTGTCCCCTATAAAGTAAAAGTCGTGGTGAAAAGGCTTGTTTGGAAGCTTTCCATGCATCCATATTTCCAGCTTGATCAACTGTTGCTCCACGGTTTCCAACGATAATATCCATGTATTTTCCGGCACAGGTACTCCAGGTTGTTTTGATTTCTTCAATTTCTTCTCGTCCATATTTGAACCATCCATTTTGGAAACCGATACTAATTTCTTCCCATCCAAGAACATCTGAAGGGTTGGTGCTGTATGTATCTTTGTCAACTTTATCAATGGATATCCATTTAAATTCCACAAAGATCTTTTCTTGTTTTAAAAAATGAATTTCGCCTTCTTTTGGTGATTGAATAAAAAGCAAATCACCCCAGCCGTCAAGTGGTTGTTTCAAATCTGAAATGCGATCAGATAAATCGGTGAACCGTTCTGCAAATACAAGATCTTTATCATCATGTTCCCAAATGAATTTTAATGTGACATTTTTCTTTTCACCGATTGACCAGGAACCAACGAAGAATTTGTCCAGATCGATTGCATTTCCTTTTAAAATGTCTTCTCTTGAATAGATGTTTATTGTTTTATTAGGCAGGAAATGAAGACAAACATTGAACAGATTTTGAGTTGAAAGAATTAATTCGCCGGTTGAGATTTTAGGCAGATGGTTTACTGGTTTTATTTCACTTTCATAGCTTCTGTTGTATTTCCAAATGTCCATTCCAACAACAATGCTTCCTTCTCTGTATAGATCTTCAGAATCAATATCCTTATAAACGTCACCATTTCTCGAAGCTGGTGCGTAATTTAAGCTTTGCTTGTAGTTATCCTTATACGTGTAATTCTCTTTCTTTTTTGAAAATGTTGTTTTTGTTATATCATAATTGTTATATATACAAGCATTTTTGATGTTTTCATCGGTGTCAAGAAAGTTGGATGTTTTATTGATATGATATCCTGTGTCTTTTAACGTATCAATAATAATACGATTTAAGAAGAAAAAAGGTGAAACCACTGTTACTTTTCCATCGTCATAGGTGTTGTTTTTTTGAGTCACGATTGATAAATCTACCGATGATCCTTCCATTCTAATTTGACCATTGGCTGATAATGCATTGACTTTATAACCAGTAGTCGAAAAAAAACAAACAGATAAAATTTCAACATCATATTTTTGTGCTGTTGTTTTTGATGGATTTAATGGATCAGCGATATCTTCTGTTCGTTCTACTACGATTCCTTTATCTTTAAAAAAGCCAATGTTTTTAATTGGAAAACAGCAATAATGATGATCATCAGAATTGTAGTTTGCTGAATTTATCCAGGGAATATTTTCTGAAAATTTTGGAATTTCTAAAATGTTTCGCTCCTGTTCTTTTTCGGACAATACTCCGACCTGATCTATAAGGGTAGCTTCATAATTTTCTTTGGTTGAATTGTTGATTGCTAATGTTCCAGACATTAACAATACCCCACCAAAACGCGCTTCGAATCCGGGAAATTTTTGATCGTTGCCAGAGCGATATTTTGTGAATCGCTCTGGATTACCAAAAATTGATCGTGTATATTCGTTAATGGGTAAAGAAATTCCAAGACCATAGCTTGAAGGAATTTTCTCAAAATCACATATAGGAGATTTCCACGTTAATCTCATGCTGAAGTCCTGTGGTATGGGTATCAATTGGCCATTTAAGGTTAAAGCAAGCATCGTGTTTTTTTAAGTCAATTCAAATATCCGAATGAAAATACACATGCCACAGGACAAATTTAACGATCACAAAAACGCTTTAATCGCTCCAATTAACTGAAAATATTCCGGGGTCCTGATCCTGAACTTCATCACCTCTACTTCCGTGAGCGAAGCAATATCTTCCTTTACCCGAACATTAATTTGGCGCGACATATTCATCAGGTTTTGTAAGCCTTCAGGAACAGAATCATTCGATAACTGTGCCTCCATTACCAAAGTGGCAATCTCCCTTCTGGCATTAGCCAAATCACCTAAAAGTCGTGCCTTTTCAGCTTCTACATTAATTACCTTTTGCAAAACAGGATAAGTAACAACATCGTTTTCGGCATCATAAAATGCAGCGCCTAAATACTGAACCATCGGATCAAATTCAGGTATCACTTCATCACGCCATCCATCTTCATAATGAATATCAGTACGGTTTTCATAACCACCCCAAAAACCTTCACCATTTTCGCGGGTAAAATAGCTTGGTATTCCTGACTGTATAATCTGATTGTCTTTGATTAAATGTTTCATATTAAGGCCTATAAATTTGTTTCACATACTCATACCAAGAACCAACACCATAGTATCTTTGACCATTTACATAGTATTCGACGAATGCTGAAACCCATGTTGGTCTAACAGATGGTACAAATTCGATTGGATAAACGGTGTCATAATATGTGCATTCATGTGTTTCTTGCTTACCTAAACTATCAGATATATACAGATACCATTTGTGGTCGTCAGTCTGGTTACTACCTTCTCCCCAATAAGTATTCATATGAAATGACGCTGAAACAACAACATTATTTTCAAACAAATTCATATCACATGATATTGTTGGAGCCATCATGCCCTCATAAGGCGCATATTCTTGAAATGGAGCAGGTTGATTCCCATACACAACAGTATTTCCATAACGCGCATATGCCCTAAACATAAATGCTCCATTAAATATTTGGAAATCAACACATCCACTATCTAATAAAATATCTGTTTCAAATGTTCCATTGCCATAACCAAGTGCAACAACATTGTTATTGATCGTAGCTAAATTATTATTGATAGCATCTGTTTTGTAACAAAATCCTATCTCAACAACGCCAGGCATATTCCCCCCATAAGAATTAACTACTGGATGGAATGTATTGAACATCGTTGTTGGATATATTAAAATGTCAACTGTTGGCATAATTAAGTTGAACTTAGACATTGCAACAACTCCTATTCCTGGCATCAGTATCACGGTTAAATCTCCTTCATTATCATGGTTAATAACTTCTCACTACCTGAAGTGGCATTTGTACAAGTAAGTAGCACGATATAAGTTCCTGAATTTCCAAAAGGTGCATTGCCTTCAACTGCTCTATGTTTGGCTGTATTCGCCCAACTTGGGGTATATCCATTCGTTACGATATTAAGCAAGTACGATTTATTCAACTGATACCCAGTGAAAGCAAATGCGGTATTTCCGGAAAGCGTTATTTCGCCTTGCCCATTAGCCGAAAGATCAATGTTGGCTGTAACCGTTGCCTTGCTCTTTAAATCAGAGTATATTTTGGCATAGGTAAATGTGTTATCAAGCAAAGTTCCACGAAGATCACCTGTTTGGTAGGTTGACGAATCCGAATAAGTAATCGTTAGAACACCTGTGCTTGAATTGTAGCTTGTTGATGAAATTCCTTTCCCTTGCGCGCCAGTATCTCCCTTGCCTATTGTTGTCGAATCCATAACTCCATAAATACGCATAGCATGAACCAATCCACCTGTTAAAGCATTATTTAAAGAATTCTGAACAGTAATGGTTATATCAGTATTGGCAACTTGACCACCATTCATAATATAAGAGAATGTTTCAGTCAATCGATCACCAGACATGGCCCCGGTTGAACTTGCTATAATACGCTGAACAAATGTTCTGACAGTAGTTCCGGCTGACTTAATTCTCCAGGTAAAATCTGCTTTAGTATTAGCAGATTGTTCAACCCTTGCCCGAACAATGAATTCAATGATTATTTTGGAGTATGTATTTGCAGCTAAAGTGTAGGTTTTTCGGGCTGTACTTTCTGATGTACTTGTTGTGTGTTCAGCAGAATCAGTTTCATCATTGTAGATCAAATTGATAATCCCATTCAGATTAACACTTTGACCACCTGAAACAGCTAAATCGCCAGAACCCAGTAATGAACTCCCGTTCACGGTCTTGATATTTGTTCCAGATATAAGTAAAGCCTGTTTTAACTTAATTTCCTGCCCAATTCTGGTGGCTAATGCTGATATCCGACTTGCAAGACTCATACTAATGCGCTATCAAACGTTGTTACAAAGTTGGTTTCCGGGTCGCCAAGTTCTGTTTTGGTGTAGGCATCTGTAATACCAAAACCAGCAATAGTTGTTGGCTTTGAACCTAATTGTGCGAAGGTTACGCCGTGTGGGTTTCCGGTTGTTAATTGGCTATGATCGTAGGCCGTTTTGCCCCTATCTCCACGATATGCTGTTGCTGACGTTTCACCCAATGCCAAAGCTGAGTTCATCGTCACATAAGCTGAACCACTCCAACGGTATTGCAAGTTTGAGTCAAGGGCAACATAGATCTTGCCTGTTTCTCCGGTTCCCGGGAATCCAGCAAGATTAGTGTATTCGAGAACATCATCAACGTACGACGGTAATTGTGCAGCAGGAACTTTGCCAGTTGCATCTAAACCTGCATATCCATTTGCCGCGCCTTTGTTTGCTGCATTTTCAGGCGTAAATCCAAGACTTGCCTGTTTTGATGCAATAGAACTTTGAAGTTCATTGATTGCAGCAAGAATTGAGGTTTTTACTGACGTTGTTAGTCCTGAAAGACTTCCTGAATTGTTTCCAGAAATAATACTTTTAACGCTTTTAAATTCGGTTGCCAACCTCGTTGTTAAGTCCGAAATACGTGTTGCTAAACTCATAATTGTCTATTTTTAAATTAATTGATTTTCAAAAAGCAAAACCTGGTTTCCTATCTCATGATCATGGTTGACTAAAGCGCGAGGTTCATGAACATAGCAGTTTTTTGTTTGGTCCCAAACAAAGCAATCCTTATCATTTCTTGGTGTAGTTTCAACAAGTTTTCCTGCTGTAGAATTTGAAACTACGATTATCTTTTTGTTTGATGCTCTACTCATTTCATGAATATTTTAAATCAATCAGATATACTAACATCGAACCAATAAGCTCCAAAACCAACAGTTTTCCATGTTGCACCATAATCAGAAGAAATATAGATTGACGAATGATCCTTGACCTTCGTTATAAATTTTCCTGATGAAGACATTGAAACTGCAACACAAGATGCTCCGCAGTTTGTCCAAGTCACACCATAATCATGAGAAATAACTGAAACACCATTTATATCCCCAACTACCTGGTGTTTTCCATCTTCTGAAATGGACGCACTTCTCCAATAACCAGTACCACCAACAGCATTCCATGTTTGGCCGTAATCAGTTGATCTGTAAATTCTCTTTCCATAAGACCAAACTGCCAACATATACTTTCCATCGCCAGAAACAGCACACCCATTTACGTTAACTCCACCATTATATTTCAACGACCATGTTACACCATAATCTGAAGAAACATACACCTTGCCCTCATTAACCAAACTAACACAAACTTGATACTGTCCAGAAGATGAAACAGATATATGTGCAATCGATCCTGAAAAAGATGATCTATTCCAATTTGCTCCATAATCTGATGAAACATACACTAAACCACCATTAGTCACAGCTGTTTGATATTGACCCGATGCTGACATTGAAACATCATACCATGCACCTGTAATACTAACAAGACTCCATGTAATGCCATAATCGTCAGACCTGTAAATACGACCACCATTGTTAACAGCAGTTTGGTATTTTCCTGATGAACAAACAGCTATACCAAGCCAGTTTCCACTAATTCCTGTTTGATTCCATGTAGCGCCAGCATCTGTAGAACGATATATAAATCCACCAAATATTCCTGCTGTCTGATATTTTGATTCAGCCAAAATTGCCGGTATGTATAAAATTCTATGTCCCATTATCTTGTCATATTCAATTCAACAAAAATTTTCTTTGGTGTCCCGGTATAAGAAGTTGACCATTCAACGGTGACCAAATCATTTTTAGAGACTAAATTTAATGCTGTTGCTAAGGTTGTTATTATAGATGTAGTTGCAGTTACTCCTGAAAGCCCAGTTATTGCAAACCCGTTGATCTTAATAGTTACCACCAATGTTCCATTATCAACCTGCAATGAAAGTGAATCTATGGTATATCCAGCATATGCCTTTAGGTTCAGAGGGTGACTATCAGCTGTGCCAGCAACAACATCACGATATTCAGCAGTGATCCAATCTTCATTTATTGGTGTGTCAAACTCCATTTCTGTGATCTCATCACCAAGATCAATCTCAATTTCAAGTCCGGCAGGTGTTCCTGTTCCAATAAACTCACGGACGTTACCAATGTTCCACACTTCGGGGTCTGTCTGAATAAATATTGATCCTGCAGTTGTTGTTGATAGGAAGTAATTGGCACCGTCAATAAATTCGCCGGGAAATAACCCTGCGGTAATGTATCGGAAATGATCAGCATCAATAACCTCTGAGACTATGCCAACAGTTCCGGCATTGGAGGCTGTATCAGCTCTGGATTTTACCCAAACTGAACCCGATAATTTAATCGTAGTTCCAACAACAAAACCATGACCAATTTGTGTAATAGTATTTACTTCTTTAAACGCGAATTCATGCCAGGCTTCATCAAAATACCCCTGAAACCTATTTTGTGCAAACTGAATTTCTCCACCTTCTGGATCTTTCTCACCATGCCAAAACTCTCCGAATTTAACCGCATTTAAAAACTTGGTTAATCCCGATTTAAAGATTTCAAATACAATCGAACGATGCTCCTTATCTTTTCCGTTGCCCAACGTAAGCAAGCGGTCTGTAAGAATCCATTTTAACGGGTCTTGATCTTCCGGAATAGTTGCATAAGCACCTAAAACAGTTTCCAGAAACGATTTGGTTACCGCTCCCTGACCAATGGCAATACTTCGATTTCCCTCGATCAAATGATCCTGACCGATGGCTTGACCATATTCAATCTCTTTTGAAATTTTATTGTGTAGCCACTCATCAACCGGGTCACCGAATTCATCAAACTCGGGTATTGCTTTATATTTTTCATTATAAAGGCCGTAATATTCTCTCCAAAGGCTATCAATAGTTTCTTTCATTCGTGGATCGCTCCACATCTTTTTTAATTCGCGCCTTGCCTTCATCGGTGTGCTTCCAATATTTGTAGTTCAAGATTTTGTAGATCTTCCATACTGTCGTAAAGTGAAAATTCACCACTTTCGATCATTACAGGAAGAAGGCAATCAGTATTGTCAGGATCGACCATCCAGCGTTCACGTGACTCTATAAAATCACGCATCGCCAAAAGTTCCTGACGAGTTTTAAAGCCTGTATTTATCTCCCATGAGCGTTGGCCAATTACTGAAACTGTTTTTATGCTTGCCACTTTACTGCCCGAGCCGATTGGTACTGGCCGAAATGCTGTTTCAGACTCAGATTTTAATCCCTGTGTATATTCACCCGTTAGCCATAACATATCGATACCTGAGAGTGGATTGGTATAGAAAAATGTAAATGACTGTTCATAGTTTTTATGATCGACTATGTAAGTACGATGCTCCGAAATATCGCCACCGGAATCCGATACCCAAAATTCATAACTGGCAATATTGGAATCCATTCCAACATAATAGTCCCAATGGCGCGGTGAAAACACAAAACCAACAAGGGCTGTAATATCCCAAATAGTATGATCCTGATTAAGTGTTACCGGTTCTCCGTCTATGAAAGCAATTTTCAGGTGGATTGATATGGAATGGGAACCAAACCATCGGCCATGATACCATAACATCGGAATATGCGAAGGTGACACCCGCTGCATATTGGGTTGATGTGTAAGAAACTTTCCACCTTGAACGAATTCTGAATCGAAAGTTTTGTTTTGATCATTAAGCAAAGCCAATTCATGAGCCCGTAATCTGCCTTTAATTACTTTGAATGTATTTTCTGCCGGTGTTGTCCATTCTTCCTGACGTTCGCCTTGATCATCTGTCCAAACTTCACCAATGTCGAATGATATTTTATGAGTTACATCGTTTTCTGTTACTGCTCCAACAGGGGGATAACTGAATTTGTATTCGGCTGGAAAATCAAGCAGACCTGAAATTTCGAAAACAGATACCAGGTTATTAGGTGCAATTTCTTCGATATACGGTGAACCTTGCAATTCAATATTTCCCATTGATTTGCAAGTCACTTTCAGCGCCAGCTTATGGCTTGTACGAGTATCTGAAGCTGTAATTGTTATTTGAATCGGGTTACCTGTTAAAAAATTTGAGCCTGTGATAGTATGGGTAACACTCATTTGAGTTTGATATTTAAATTATGAACCAAACATATGGTTTATGTAGGGGCGACTAAAGGACAAAAAATGTCACTTTAATCCACCCTTTGTAATTTTGTTGTAAAGGTTTTGTTTTCGTTCAAGCAGCTCGATACTGATTGAAGGATCCCAATTCAATAGTCTGTCAACTGCGTTGGTGAATTTTTGTGCTGTTGCATCAGAAATGGAACCTGAATTTGATTGTAATTGGAATTTTGCCGTTTCCTTGTATTGTTTAGATGCAGCGTTATTGCCAGTTGAGAAGTTTTTTCTTGTGGTTGTTTTGTAGGCTTCCTGAGAAATACTGTAACGTCCATTTCGCATTTGTTCCAAACCGGCCACCATCATCGCGATTTGCGGATTGCGTAGCATAGCGGCAGGGATGACATATTCCCCTTTATGGACGACCCCCGCAGGTTCATCCTTCTTTCCAGGTCCGGTATATCCACCCTTAAGAAAACCTTTAGGCTGTGAGAAATTGGCGATTGACTGAGCTACAATGGAAGCAATGCTTCCAACAGCACTAGCCGTATTGATGGCTACCCATGGCATACCCAGAGTTAATGGGAATTGGGCTACCGCTTTGGCATTGGCAATGGCGGTATTAAAGACCACCTGACCAATGGCGGCGGCTTGCTGAAAAAGAAACAAGGCTTTTCCCAGTGCCGTTTCTTTTCCAGCTAGTTCAGCCAGACCTCCAAACACCGAATTAGCAGCAGAGAACACAGCATCACCTATTTCCTGCCGTTTTGAAAGTTCATCGAGTTTGATCTGAATGAGTTTATCGGATAGACTACGCTCAGCGGTTGCTATTTTGGCTGCGTTACCTTGCGCATCGATCAGCTCCTGCTCATAGTTTGCCCTTGCCAGGTCTTGCTGCGCTGCAAAATATTCCTGGTCTGTTGCAGATTTGGCCTCACCAATAAGTGCTGCATCCATCAATTTCTGCATTTCCGCTGCAGAAGAAAGATCCTTCATCGCCTTTTGATGGGCAGCCTCTTTCTCTTCGATGGTTTTATTGATCGTGTCATTCAGGGCAAGTTCCTGATCAGAAAGGTCTTTTTTATCCAGTAATTGTTTCTTTAATCCGGCCAACTCGTCTGCCCAGCGGTTTTCCTCAATCGCTTTTTGTTTATCGATTCCTTCCTGAAGGTTATCAATTTTTGCATTAGCCAACTCTTTTTGAGCCTTTTCCAACAGATCTTTGACCGTTTTTTCGGCTTCCACTTGTTTACCTAAGGATTCAGCATAAGCCTGTTCATACTCTTTACTTCCCTTTTTGTAGATCTTCATCTTATCATCAAGGAATTTGATTTCCTCAGTAAGCAGTTCTCCCTTATACTGATCATCGGAACTTAATCCTTCGAGATTACGTTTTTTGATGGCGGCCATTTCCGCATTGTGTGCAGCTTCAGCAGCAGCAATGCGCTTTTTGACTGCATCACTATTTGCTCCACCCGCACCGTCAGAACTTCCTTCTTTGGCCGTTCCAAGCTGATTGAGCCGGTCAATTTCCTTCTGGATGGACTCGATATTCTTATTTCGGGCGGTAATTTCTGCTTCAGTGTTTCGGGGCATCTTATTGGCCTGTTCAAGTAAAAGTTCCTGTTCCCGGACCAGATCGCGGGTCACATCGGTTCCATCAACGGCCCCCGGATTTTTAGCATCCTCAATCAGCTGCTTTTGGGTAATTTTTAAAAGTTTCTCTTTCTGCGCGTTGAGTTCGTTTTGTTTCTCTGTCATGTTGGAAACGGCAGTAACAGCATTGCGGCCAGCCAAAACAGCCGCAATTCCAAAGGAAAGAATGGCGTTTCCTGCTCCTTGCCAGAATGAAACGTCAGCGCCATTGCCGGCAGTCAGATCCAATAACTCTTTTTCGATTTCGATCAGTTTTTCACCAGCTGCCTGAACTTTGGCTTTTTGAAGAAGGGTATCAATATATTCTTTCACGGCACTGGTGGCGCCTTCTGTATTGATTGTTTCAAGGGTTAGACTTCCAAGATATTTGGGGGAAATGGCAATCAACTGATTCAAGGCATTCAGGCGATCTTCTTTGGATAATTTTTCATTTCGGGCAATGTCAAGCAATGAGCCTAATCTGATCTTTTCTTCCACGATATTTTTCAGAGCCTCCAGATTCACATCATTCAGTACCTTCTGTGCTTTTTGTGCTGCTGTCATTTGTCCTGAATAGTAATACAAGGCGGTACCGGCGGCAACGATCAGACCAACAATCAATCCGATTGGATTGGCTGCCATGGCAGCTGAGAAGGCACGGAACTGGATGGTGGCAACGGCAAGGTTTCCGGAGAGAAGTGCCACCCCTGCATTATAAAGGGCAATAGCAGCAAACTGCGCATTATAAGCCAATACCTGTAATTTGCCGATCACAATGTTGATCAGTTTTTCCTTATTGAGTCGGGCTTCCCACATCGCGGCCAGTTTGGTTGCCATGGTATAAGCTGTAAGCGAATAAATCAGGGTTAGAATTACGGTCTTATTCTGACTGAAAAAGTCAATCATAACGCTCATGCCTTTCACGAAATAAGACAAACCACTTGTGCTTATTTGCAATGCAGGAGCCAGTTTTTCACCCAGTTCGATGCTCATTACATTGAGTCGGTTTCTGGCCTGAGCCAGTTTGGAGTTGTTGTTATCGGTATTGATCGCTGCCTGCTGGATGGCTACGTTGGTACCGGTTACTGCTTTTTCGTAGTTCTTCAATTCCTGAACGTTGGTGATCAGGGTTTGGGCTACGGCAATATTTTCCAGGCCAAAGGTTTCGAGCATTTCTTTTGGTGAAAGCATTTTTTTGCCCAGGTTTTCCAGTGCAGTACCCATACCAACGATGGCAGGGTTGGTATCATCAGCTCCAACCTGAAGACGGAGTAACATTCCACGAAGTCCGCGACCGGCAATTTCAGGTTGTGAGAAGCGGGGTGCAAGGGTTTCGAGCGTAGCGGTAAGGGTTTCGATGGATAATCCGGCAAGTTTGGCGGTGGTACCGGCTTTTTCAAAGCCAACGGTCAGGTAAGGTATTTCTCCGGCACCAGCTTTTGATCCTGCACCCAGGACATTAATGATCCGGCGGGCTTCGCTGGCCGAAACATTGTACTGGTTCATGACCATGGTCAACCCTTCGATGGCCGGTTGAAGTTTGATTTTTGCAGCATTGGAAAGTATGATGGCTTCCTCTGTCACGGCCACCAATGCCTCTTTATTCTTGAGAAGTTCAGGGCGGGCCGATCCGGTTTTGGTGAAAGCATCCACAATTTCCTGAGCGCTTTGGGTTACCCGGATCCCACTTGCCAGAGTTGATGTAGAAAGGTCTTTTGCTTTTTCTCCCAACCACTGCAGATCATCACCGGCCAAACCGGTCAAGGCGGAAAGGTTATCCAGACGCTCCTCAAAATCGTTGAACGTACCCACGATCTGCCGGAAAGCCAATACCAAGCCGGTAACCGTGGCAATGACCCCCATCGCTAGTGCCTGGTAGCGGTTGAACGTATCACCCAGCTTTTGCATGGTCCAGCCTTTTTCGACGTTGGAAATATCCTGCCGGTGCTGATCCAGAATTGCCTTTAGCGATTTGATTTTTTGCATCTGGGCGATGTATTCCCGGGAACCGATTTCCATGCGTGACTGGGCATTGACCAGCCGGTTCATCTCTGCACGGATGCTGGCAATGTCGTTAGTGACTTCCTTGCCATTGATATAAAGGTTGATGCGTCGGGTGTAAGATGATGCCATGATTCATTTTTTGAAGATATGAATCAAAGCTAAAGTATGGAAATGCGTGGTGAAAGGACAATGATAAAGCAGGTTGTTACCACTATTTTAAGTACAAACAAGGCGGGAGATTTCCCGATGAACTTCCAACGAAGAATTGCATTTCAAAATTTCAATTTTCTGCCAACGAAGCAGCGAAACCCCCGATTTGGCGTGTAGATTGCTGTTATGCGCAGAAATTAGTTTATCATTTTATCTATATTGTCTTTAATTTCTGTGTCCGTTGTCCCTTTACCATATCCATTTATTACTTTTCTGATAATTAAATCTTTGTCTAAAATGAAAAATACGGGAAATGATTTTATTTTATATTCCTCCAAGACAGATTTAGTCGACTTCAGGAATTTATAATTAATTCCACATTTTGTCAGATAAAATTTCTCCGCATTCATGCTGTTGGCGGTACATTCAATAGCAACAAAATCAAAATCTTTCTTTTTGTAGGTCGAGGTCAGCCCGTTTAAAAATGGGATAGAGACACGGCACGGTCCGCAGCTTACACTGGTAAATTGAATCATCACTACTTTGCTTTGCAAATCAATTAACGACAGTTTTTTATCGTTCGTGTCAGTTAATGTCCAAACGGGCGCTTTTTTGCCTAAAAGATTACTTTCTTTTTGGTTTGGGTTACGTTCTCCCGGGTTGATTAACGGGTAATTCTTAGGAAAATAATTAACGGCCTTGAAATCCTTGATGTTTGTTTTATTAAGTTCAACATTTCTTACTGTTTCAATAGTAGTATCGTGAGACATTTCCCTGCGGACTTTAAATGGCATATCTGTTTTTTTATCTATCCAGATTTCGTATTTTGACGTTGGATCTCCATAAATTAGAGGATTGTCATTGTCTTCCATATAGAAAGCTTTACCAAGGAACTCCACTTGTTTGTCTTCAAAAATGGTAAGACTAAAATGAAACGATTTTTCAAGCTCCTCCAACTTTATTGAAATGCTGTCTCTGGTTTCCAACGCATATTTGATGATGCTTTTAGTATAGTTAAAAAATGGTGGAGCAATGGGTCTGTATGGTAGTTTCCGAACTTTAAAACTGTCAATTCCAGTGAATTTTTCCTCTTCGAAAACTACTGCATTAATTTTCCCGTCATAGCAAAAAGCCATTTGAGTAGTATCTGACTGTAACAGGCTGACAAAACTTGCACCAATTGTAGTGTCAAGTGGATTATTATACTCTTTACGGTAATGATCCATATGAGTTGAAGCAGCCGTATCTCCAGGAGCCCATCCTTCTCTTGTTGAAAGATAAGTTGCCGACTCCACTTTCACCAGATTATTTAAAACAGTTCTCAGATAAGCTTTATTGTCTTTGGGCTTTGAACAAGCACTGAGCATTATTAGTGCAAAAAATACAAAAATTAGTCTTTTAGTCATTCTGTTAATTTTATGCTGTGTGTCTATGTCATTTTTGCGCATAACGTTTGAGTGTAGCGGCAGTATGGGTTTGCGGGCTTTGTCACTGTCAAGCTACGCCAAAATTTAAGCGTGGCAGAATGCTCGAATACCACGGAACCCTTATTGCCCGCTACACTTTGTTGTACACTGGCTTTTATTCATTTATTAATTTTATCAAAAAAAATATTACTATATAATTCACTTATTGGAATCAATTTTTCTTTAATGGTTATCCTATTTCTTTCAATTTTTTCGACTTTATCAACCGCTACAATGAATGATTTATGCACACGACAAAATAATTTCATGGGCAATAGGTTAGCCAACTCAGCGAACGACTGTAAGGTCATAATTTTATTCTGGGTTGTTACAATTCTACGGTAATCACCCATTCCCTCAATATAAAGTATATTAGATGTTTCAATACCTTCAAGCCGATATTCTGTTTTAACGAAAATTCTTTTGTGATTAGGGGTTCCATTTATTTGATTTAATTCTTCAACAACTTTATCGTATGCTTTTACGAATCTTTCAAAAGTTATGGGCTTTAATAAATAATCACTTACTTTTAATTCAAATCCTTTGATTGCATATTCTTTATATGCTGATGTGATAACAACTTTAGAATTTATACTGACAGATTCAAGTAACTGAATACCTGTCAATTCTTTCATTTCAATATCTAAGAAAAGAAGGTCAACAGAATTCGTTTTAAAAAAACTAATTGCTGAAATCCCAGAGTTAAATGTTTTTAATAGAGTCAGTTCAGGCAATTTTGAAATGTAATTCTCCAATTTTTCTATTGCCAACGGCTCATCATCTATTATAATGCAGTTAATCATAAATTTAAATCGATTTTAAGCGATACATGAAATTCATTATTTTCTTTTTTTATTGATAGTTTGTGGCGATTTGGATAAAGTAAATCTAATCTCTTCTTTGCTAGTTCCATACCTACTCCTTTGAAATTCGAGTCCTGCGTTTTTTCATTAATAGTATTAAGGCATTCAAAAATAAGTGAGTTATTATCTTCCCTTATAGATATTTGCAGCTTTTGATTTGCAGCATTTAAATTACTATGCTTAAAACTATTCTCAACAAATGGAAAAAAAATTAATGGAGGTACAGCAAAATCACGTTTTATTGTACTTGCAAATGAAACAGAACCTGGGTTTATTAGCCTCAATTTTTCTAAGTCAATATATTTCTCAAGATTTTCAATTTCGGTATAAATCGAAATTAGTTCATTTTCCGTTTCATAAACCATATATCTGAGTATATCAGACAATTTAGATAATGCTGCTGAAGCAATTGTTGGTCTTGATTGTATTAAGGTATCGATATTGTTTATCGTGTTGAAAAGAAAATGTGGATTTAGTTTTGCTTTCATCACCCTGATTTCATTCAAATGATTTCTGATTTGTAATTCTTTTTTTAATTGTTCATTTTTAAATGAAATAAAGGCAAGTTTGAATATAAATCCTAAAAACCCACATATAAAAGTAAGAACTAGCCAATAAAGCCAATGTAAGAGAAATTCTCTAAGATTAATCATTTCGAAATTGAAAGGAAATATCACTGCAATACCTAAAAATAATCCGGCTATGTATTGTATAAAGGAAATTAATGTTGGGCCCAAAATAAGAACATGGAATATTGTCAAAATCCAAAAATGTGGCTTCCTATTATTAAAAAAATATTGAGGTACTAGATATGAATAAAAGAGGTAAAAATTTGCTAATAGCCAACTAATAATTACGAAAGAATTTGTTATGCCGAACTTAATAGCCAAAGGGGTCAAGGGGTCAAGGTTTCTATTATAATACCGATAAAAGCCAATTGAAAAAGTATACAATACAATTGCTATCCAAATCGGCCCATTAATTAAAAAAAACAAATTTCTACTTTTCATGATTTCAATTTTTAGTGATTTATTAATCAAAAATCATGATGATTTTTTTCTTTAAAAATTGTAATCAATAAGTCTTGGATTTTCATCTGTGAATCATTCTATTTTGACATTAAGGTCTTTTTCTAAGCTTGTATACAACTTATACATACCCTTACTAAAAGTAAGGGTAGCACGCTATTTCTTATGACTATTCTTACCATTTGGCAATATATATTTATATTTTTTTAAAGGTAAGTTATTCCTATGATAAAGAAAATATACAAGTTGAATTATTATGATTTAGCTAAAAATTTTGAAAGAAAAAATAATGGAACAATTCATTCTAAAAAAGCCACCTATAAAATCTTCATTCTAGTAGCATTCACCGCTGCATCGGCGTTGATTTCGGCAATCTGATCTGCTAGTTCGGGAAGATACTTCTCCAAAACAGGGTTGAACCATTCGACAGCAATTCGTTCATGATTTTTTGGAGGATTTTTCGCTGTCCGGATGACAAAACCTTTTCCATTGGACTGATAGCCACGGCCAACTCCTTTATGTACGAAAACACCATGTCGTTCAAAGGAGAATCCAACGTAGTTTGCCAGACCAAATTCTTTACCCACTTTGCTGCTGATACTGGCTGCCAGTTTTTTTTCGACTTGTTTTCCACCATCCCTTATAACCATTGATTCAAATTTCCCATCAGAAAACCAGCGAGCACTGCTTCGCAAAGCTGTGCGGACTTTGGGTGTCCATCTCAGAACCAGGTCGTTTTGTTGCCAGATCAGTTGTGAATCAGGTTGAGCTGATAATATTCCAGAGGAGTATATACTGTCGCGGCCAGACCGTTTTCCGCTCAGGCGGTTGATTCCGTCGTTTTCATGATTTGGATCGTATCCCATTTTTTAAACATTTAGTGTATTCCACTTTTCAGGATTTACCTCGTTGGTGCGCGGTGAAGTCAGGGTGTAGGTGTAACGAATGCCATAATTGCCATCGAGTTCGTTGGCAATCAGCATGGCTTCGACACTCGAAAAGTCAAAATCACGGACTGCTGGTGCCAACGGATTGCGTTTGTCGGCTTTCATCTTAACCAACAGTTCATCGCCAATTTCTTCCATGTTTTCCCAAATATGCTGAATGGTTTCATAGTCGGATGTATCCGACACATGGTCCATCAGGATAAAGGCGCCACGGCGATTTTTGAGCAAGTTGTCGCTCTTGCTATCGGCAAAATCATAGCTGTAGCCTTCCAAAATAAGGAAAGGATATTTGACATCTGTCCGGTTGATGCCACCCAACACTTCATCGACTTCCATCCGGAAGAAATGTTTTTCGCTGTCGGTATGACCGATATCCTTGTGCAACCGTGCCAGGTTTTCGAAATAGGAAACCAGTTGAGAAAATTTTGCTGACATAGAGTGTTGCGAGTTATGGGTCTTGGTCAGGACATGTCATGACCTTACTATTTTTTTCTTGCATTTTCCTTGTATTTCCGGGTCATGTAGGCAAAGATGGTATTAACCGGTTTGCTGGCCCAAACATCGTCGTGTAGGATATCATCACCAACAAAGTTTTGAAAGACTTTGATCCATTGATTGGGGTCATGGTGAGATCCCGAAACAAGTTCGGGATGACGGGCCGTTTGATTTAAAAGTTCTTCCCGCTTCTGAAAGATCAACGGATAGGCCAAAGCGAGCCATTCGTGTATCAATTGGAAGTTCAGGACAATTGCCTGACGGATGTTCAGATCCAATTTTCCAATAGATTCAAATTGTTCCTGAATTAAGCGTTCTTCAAATTTTTCATTCCTCCCTAAATATAGAGAAGCGATGAATTTATTCAGATCAGTTTCTTTCTTCGACTCCTGGTAATTGGCAAAGTAAGTATCGGCAAAGATAAACTGACCAAAGGTGACTCCTTTAAGCTTTGGTTGTGGAGCACAGAGGATTGTTCCCTTCAACTGCTTCGCGCTCAGGGACCGAACCGGTAATTTCTTGATTATAAATTCAGGATAAGGTTTTATTTCTCCAACAAATTCAACTATTTCCATGAGTTTGTGCCTTTCGAAATCCGATAATTTATACAGGATTTTCTTCTTCAGCCCCGACATGGATTGCAGGAAAGCCATATCAGTGCTGCCTGAATTGAAAAGGCAAGCCACAGCGATCAATTGATTTTGATTCAGTTCTCCCCAATTCTGAGGCACCTTACTTTCCAGCTTTCCGGAGAATGGCAGCCAACGAACATTTCTGTATTTTACTTCAATTGTGATCATGCCCAGAATGATTTTTTGTCGGTATTATTCCGGCGAAGTACAGAGCCAACCGGTGCTAAAACATTCGGCCAATCAGCTTGATTGAGTAGCAGGTAGGATTTAAGGTTTTCCAGAAAGTTATCGCCCAGGGCTTTGTATTTTTTGACCAACAGATTGATTCGTTCGCTATTGGCTGGTAGCCGGTTTGCGATCAGGTTATTGGTGGCTTCCCTGGATTCGAAATATAAACCGCTTTCGGTCAGATCGGCTGCCGTTTCCTCCATCAGCATGGAAGCTGCAAGGTATGCGAGCGGCTTCTGGATGTATGTTAAAATCTTTTGCACTTTCTCCGGAATGGTTTCTGCAATTAATCCGGACTTGATTTCCTGATAAGTTAATTCGCCCAGAATTGGCCGGATGTAAAGGTCTTCGACTAGTTGAAGCATGGGTTTGAGACGAAGGAAAGTCAGGCGACTGCCGTTGATGAAAACAATGGAGTTAAAGGTTTTGGTATCACGGATAAACAAACCTTTATGGATTAACCAATCTGCTGAGCCCATTTCAGGGGAAAAGTCTGCTTTATGAAGTTCAAGAAATTCGAGCACTTCATCCAGTGCATTGAACCCTGTTGTTTTGAAGTACTGCTTGAGTTCATCCTCCTGATATTTGAACAGGCTTTTTACCTTTTCGTTTTCGGTACGTTTAAATCCTCCGTCGGAAATGGTGGCGTTCAGTACCTGAAACCCGGACCAATACGTCAGGTGGATTTCCCCGCGTTGCACCAATGCAAGCAGTTCAGCGCAAAGGTTGCGTTTCGCTTCATCGTTTACTGAATCCGGACTGGCGTAATACGCAGCCAGACAAGCGAACAGGTCCGGACCAAGCAGTGGCCGGATGTATGCGGCTTCTGCGTTTAGAATATGAGGTTTTAACCTCATGAAATCGGTTCCGGCTCCAACTGCCAGAAATTGTTTGATTTCGTCGATGGTTTTAAAGAGCATTACGATAGGGTTTTTGTTGTTCCGGCACCAGTATCAAGGGTAGTTAGAACGGTGTTTCTGAAACGCCATTCAATATTTTCGTCGCCACCATTGTAGCGATGATAGACTTCAATCGGATCAAGGATGGTCTGGCGGTCGAGCCAGGCATTTGCCACGTTGATCAGATAGGCTTCACGGATGTTACTTCCTCCTGAATTTCCGGCATAAGCACCTCCGGGCATCCCGGCACCCATGACATTGGGATTTACCATGATGGCAAACATGATCTCAGAATTCGCTGCAGCGGAAGTCACCAGGTTCTGTTCGTTGTTGAGCTTGTTGTTCAATGGTTCGATCACCCACTTTTCTTCTGCCTTGCCGTTCATCGGATTAATCTCGAAAAACGTAAAGATTGGCTTATCGGCATTATCTACTCCGCAGAGGTTATTTTCCACATCGTCCATGTATTGTTCGATGGCTGCTTTCCGGAGATCAATGGTTGCAAACTGATTGGCAGGGAACTGACGATCCCAAAAAGCATACGGAATCTGGATGTGCCATTTCCAGGTAATCTGATTGGTATAGGCTTTTTTTAGAAATGCCGGTACCATGCCTGCAATATCGATCCATCCGGCCAGATAGGAAGCGTACCAAAGTGGAGAAGAGTAATACTCGTTGTTGCTCCATGAATCACGGATGCACATGACAAGCGATTTCCCTTTGGTTTGATTGGCCCAACGACGGCGCTGAAGGTCGGCGAAAGGATCATATTCATCCAGAACATCATAAACGGTGTATTCGCCTTCTCCGGGATTATCGGGCCACCTTCCGGAAACAATACATTTTTCAATGATCCCATCTTTATTGGCAACGGTCAGTCTACAGTATTTTGAATTGATGGTGTTTACCCCAACAATCTGGCTTCCATCTTCATTGAACAGGAACTGGACAAAGCCGATACCCAGTTTCAGGTAATCGCGGATTGCCTTTTCCATGAAACGGCGCACCATCCGGCTATTGGCAAAGATGGCCAATGATTGATCTTTGGGAGCAGTCATGATTTCATTTCCGGAGTTATCGTAGCCGGTAATGGTGCAGGGGAAAATGCCCTGACCCAGGGTGAAATTCCGGGTAAAACGTAAGCCCGTATTGAGCGTTCCAACCTTACTGATGATGTCATCCGCTTTCTTTGGCCAATCGTTGTTTGGTCCCCAACTGGCAATTTCGTAGTTGCCGACAGTAGTTTTATCCAGATCGGATTTAGCAGGTTTTGGCGAAGCGGTTGATTTTGGTCTGTCAGCCGGAACACCGGTTGTAGCGCCCAGGTAACTTCTTCCGGAAGCAAGCAAGGGAACGCCCTGTTTATTGAATAGGATATCTGCCATTACATTCTGACTTTAGAACCATTCCACATGATAATACCATCAATATGTACCGGGGTGACATGGCCGCTTGCTGTTCCGGTTGAATCCACAGGAAGGATGCCTCGCATACGGTTTTCCTTCATGTTCATTTTCAATCCTGCTGCTACTGCCATGGGTACAAAAATAAGTTCACCGTCCTTTTTGACAAACTTGATGGAAAAGACGGTTTGTTTTCCTTCCGGTGTTTCCTTCGCCTCGTACTGTTTAAGTACCAGGTTTCGCCGGATGTATTCGATTTTCATTGGTGTCATGGATTTGTTTTAAACAAATCTATGTGATGGGGATTAGAGGCGAAAGGACAAAAAAACCAGTTGCCCGATCCATTCGGACAACTGGTTTTCTATCTTACATCAATCCTTCATCGGCAAGGGAGAAGTAAGATTCTGAAGTCAAGATCAGATGATCTAATACTGCAATGTCAAGAACTTTACCACCTTCCTTGATCTTTTTCGTCAAATCTTTGTCGGCTTCACTGGGTGTCAGGTTTCCTGATGGGTGGTTGTGCGCAAGAATTATTGAGGTCGAGGAGCTTTTAAGTGCAGTCTGCATAATCATTCTAACGTCTGCAATCGTGCCACATAATCCTCCGGCTGAAATCTGGCAGTAACCCAGTACTTTGTTATTGCGGTTCAGACAAAGGATGTAGAAATATTCCCGATAATCCAGGCTGGGGAAAACATCCTTTAAGCAACCATATGCATCGGCTGATGTTACCACCTTTGGCAATTCGGATGCTTTGTACTTTGGTTTGTAACTGATTTCGATTTCACACAAGGTTGAATTAAACTGATCACGCGGAGTAAATAAATTTGTTTGCATTGTTTGTACCACTGCCCTGTGGATTTTTGTAGGCTGGCTCTCCAATTAATTTTGAGCCAATTACAAATTGAGCAGGCCGGATTCTTGTCAAGGGCGAATGTCAGGTTTAACGAAGACAGGAGATGGAAGACCGAAGTCAGAAGTTAAAAGTGACCGAGCGCGAAGCAAGCTTTTCATTTCCATATCGGAAGGAGAAAAGCTCCCTGGACTTTTCCGGGATGCATAAATAAATTCGGGGCAAAATTGAGTGAGAGTAGTACCTTCCAGGATTATCGGTTTGGGCAACTCATCGATATTTGTTCTAAAGGAAGAATTAAAGAAGAGTTGCTTGATTTTGATAAATAAAAAAGGAGAGACTTAACGACTCTCCTTTAAATATCTTTTTATTATTGATTGATTTAATTAAACCGCGGCTTGCAATATATATGGGTTCGTTATGGTACGATGTCCATATTTCCTCAATAGATTGACCTCATTACGATCTGACAATTCACTTAAAGTGATTTTCGCTTTTCGTTCTAACTGAGCAACACTTGGAATCCTACTGGCAAAAAACGGCCATAATTCTTCCGATGAATATACTAATTCTTTATTGGGGAAATTTGAAAGTGGTAAAATTTCTCCTTGTTTTTTAAAATCTTCAGAATATTCAAAAGTCCATTTCCCCTGATTCACAAACAAGTTACCTATTACTAATTTGCTGTATGATAAAACAAACTGTACTTGCATGTCATCAGGAGTCACCCGGTTTTCCATACCTTCGGTGTGCCACAATGCTTTTGCTATTTTCTTTAACATTTCCCTAACCTCCTATCAACTTAGATATTTCGTTATACCTAAAATTTAAACACTCCAAAATGAGTTTTGTTCTTTCAATGCCCAAAATGTCTGAAAGATTAAACTCAATACTATCAATCATCTTCTCAAAACGGGAGCGCGAAAATAGATTATTTATTTCGGATTTGGAAATTCCAAATTCATATTTATAGATTTTTGACACTAACTTAAAGTGATTTATATTCGTTGCACCCTCCCAGCCAATCTTTGGACGTGAATTTTTACAATAATTTGACAGATATATTTGCAACCGGTTTTTATCTTTCCATAAAGCTAATACTTTTTTTTCAGATTCATTCCAAAATAAACCTCTTGCAGTATCATAAACAGGAGAAAAATACGGTTCATGTTTTGATTCGATATGACGAACAACGCCCCAGTTATAGAAATGGCGATCGTTGTTGCCAACCAAAGCATCAAAAAGAAGCATTCTAACAAATTGGTTAAGAATTACTTCCCAATGATAGGGGAACGTAAATTCGAGCGCTTCTTTTGTGAACTGCAAAGTAAATAAATCACGCGCTAACTGCTGTTCTTCAACCTCTTCAACAAATTCACGGTCATTAACAAACCCGGCAAAAATATCTGCTCCGTGTATTAACTCCTGTTTTTGCGAGGTTAAAAAGTATCGACTTAAAAACCTTAGCTGTCCACCGATCCATGCAATCTTAGATTCGGCCATTTCTAAACCAAATTCAACACCAAGGATGTTTAACAGGTATTCAGTGATAGATTCGGTTGGATACCATTTATGTCCTGTTTTTGCAATAAACAGCGGCCATTTTTTTGGAGTTGACTTTCGAGCTGCACCATATTCGTAAACACGAATAAATTCTTTCGGGGCATCGCCGGTAATGGTATAACCATCGACAATACAATACTGATGTTTTTTGACCATTAAGATTTTGCCCGGATGACGAATTCTTGCCCCCGAATTCTTTTCAATTTTACAAACCGAAAGATATTGTCGTTTTAGCATCGTTAAAAATAATAATTTTTATATTTTTTCCACCTCACCTGCGAGTCGTGGCTCAGACTAGCATTCCGAAAGATTGTATTTCAGTTCTTCAGGTTGACCAGTACCTGTTCGCGGATGTTCTGTCAGTTCTTCCAACAGAACTTCAAGCTTCTTTAAAGTGGATTTATCTCCGGCTTTTTTTAGATATTCAATATCTTCCAAAGCATCTGCAGTGAGTTTTAGCGTGTAACTCATACTCCAAGGAAACTGCTAATATCCTCTTTCGGCAAAGTGGTCAGATTTCCCTGTTTCGCTTGTTCCAGTGAATGCATGATTCTGGCTTTCACTTCGGGATCGGCAAAGAAACGGTCGGCATTAGAAATGGGTGTCAAAGTATATGCTTTGCTTTTTCCACGTTGTACAATCACTTGTTCGTTCTGATCAACAAGATCAAGATACATTTTTTGTTTTTCGCGGAACTCCCTGCTACTAATTACTAACATGATGTTTAATTTAAATTGTGTACCAAAACGGTTCACAAATATACTGCCAATTTTTATAATTACCACCAGAATTCAACATGAATTATAGATTGGTGCCGTTTGGATATACAAAATGAGGCTTTTCGCCTCTTTCTCTTTTTTAAGTTGTTACGGTTAATTCCCGTAACAACTTTTGTAAGCTTCATATTCGAAGTTGACCAATTCCTGATCGAGATTTTCTACTGCGCCCTCGAAATAAACTGTTTCCAGATAATCTACGAAAGCGTCCCATACGGTGTTAGTGTCCTGATTCTTTGCGGCTGATTTTAACGAGTAAGTTTTCATACGATAGTTTTGTTAAAAATTTGCGCAGTCTCTACGGTCAAAATCCGGGGTAAACAAAGAGGAACTGGAATAACGGACTGATAGTAGAGAAGGAGTATATGCCGGGAAAATCCTTGTTTAGGTAAAACCCACAGTTCCGAATTATGACTGTTTCTTAGCGTAAGATTTTGCTACAAAACAAGTGGTGGAAGTTTACACAATTAGCCAGCAAAGGGGCTTGGAGACTACAGATGGAAAGCAATTGAGAATTAGCAATGGGTTATGAGCGGTGCAGTTGGATGAAGTGGAAGTGGTCAATCGCTCTCAATAGGAGTTGCCTTCGATAGGCTATGGCAATGGTTGTATCATAAAAAAAGGCTTTCGACTTTTGGGTATATTTTGTCAGTAATTATTACAAAATATTAAGGGTTGGATTTAGCCGAGGAGGTAGACAGCCGGGCAGAATTCAATAGACTAATTTCGTGTCAACTAGGCACCTTTACCTCAATGGAATGCCCTGTTTTTCTGCCAGCTTCCGGCACTTGGTAATAATGCGAACGGCCAGTTTCATATCGGTTGGAAACGTGATATTCTTTTCCTGAACAGTGGTGTCTATCGAAACACATTTCTGCAGTGCATCCTTCCCTTGCAGCCCGACCGATAAACGGAAAATCTTTTCAATGCCTTCTTTGCCAACTCGGTGGCGAAAATGAACCAGATCACTCGGATCACAGGGCATCGACCATTGAAAATGGGTTTCTCCGCTAAAATACTGGAAGCACGGGTTTTCTACCCACCGGTCAACTACCGACTCATCGCTCAGGTTGTGCAACTGCTTTAAAATCAAGAGTGAAACCATAAACCGAACCGGTTTGGCCGGACGACCAAAATCAATGTAATAATCCTGAAAATCAACTTCTACTGACTTCCAGTCAATTTTACCAGTCAACTGATAAAGTGGATGCCTGGGATTAAGTTGTTCTTTCAAGGTTTGAAACAAAAAATTCATTTGTCCAGATTGCTTGTTTTTGCCGATCATATTTCCACAAGGTTTTTTACTAAATTGCGAAAAATCCTGCAAATAATACCATAACAATCCAGTGCGAAATCAACAAAATTGTGTTAATAATCAACGCCTTCGCTCATTTTTAAGGGATGACTAATTATCACGTTACTGAACAATCAGAGGTAAGCTCACGAATATACAAACTTTGCCATTTTTAACCTATCGATCGGTAAATATTTTATCCAAAAGTAATCAGCATCTATATTTACGACGGCGAACATACACATACACAGCTCCAAATGCCGAAATAAGCAAAATCGGAAACAACACGTTCAGCAATTGCCACATCAGTTTTCCTTCCTTGAGCCTGACTTTGTCGAGCAACCTGATTTTAAACACCCGTGCTCGCAATTCCATCAAACCCTCATCATCGCATAAATAATTCACAGCATTGAGCAACAACGACTTATTACCGAAAGTCTGCTTCATATATCGGTCGTAACCAAGGGGCATGTATTCAGGTACTCCTCCTGAGATCCGATACTGGTTGGCAATCAGGTTTCCATCGGCAAAAACAATCATTTTGTTCGGCTGGCTTTCGGTTTTCACTCCTGAAGATTTTACGCCAAACGAATCGACCAGCCGGTTTTTATATACCGAAGTAAAAGTACCTTCCAACAAAACACCAATAGTTTGCGATGGTTGCCTGAAAAGCTTTCGGTCAACCGGGTTGTTTGCGCTGGCCAAACTAACTTCAACCGGAGTTTCGGAAACCAGCGAATAAGGTGATGTCGCCAGAATAACCGTTTTGCGCAACTGGTCACCTTTACCAACGGTGTCAATCGAGCTGACAAATTCGCCTTTTATTCGGTCCAAACTTTTACTGATCACATGATTTTCGGAAGGAATGAGCAGTGGCGAATAATACCAGGGTGCAGGAGTAAATTTGGACGAAGAACCGGTAGTTAAAGGAATCAATACACAATCAATATCCTGAACCAGGTTCGAATTCAGGCGAACGCCATAGCGAAACAACTGATCATCCAGATTCAGGTTACGCGGAAAAGCCAACGTCATGTAAAATGTAGTCAAACTATCCAGGCTCACCGAAACCGGGTCAATCAGCCACAGGATTCGTCCGCCATTCATGGCATACTGATCGATCTGGAATTTGTCGCTTTCAGTAAATTTTTGAGATGGATTGGCAACAATCAGTGTTTTTATCCGCGCCCCGTTCGAGGCAAGTTCTGCTGCAGTCACGTTAAAAACATTATATTTTTCGGACAAGCTGGATGTAATGTCGCGAACCTCATTTTCGTTCAGCTCTCCTTGCCCGGTCAAAAAAGCAACCGATTGTTTTTCCGTATTCATCAGTTCCGAAAAAGCAGATGAAAACTCATACTCCAGACTTTCGATGGAATTATTCAGATTGATTTCCCAATGTATATTCTGATTGTTTTTCAGCAAATTAACGCCCAACTGCTTATTGTCATACTCGATAATTGCTCCCGGTACAATGCGCCGGGTTATTGTTCCCTGATCGGTGGTTAGATGAATATCAGTTGGCTGAAGTCCTTTTTCGGCAAGCTCCGCAAAAAGCTGATCGCGGCGTTTGACATCCGAAATCTCGTAAGGGTCAATCACAATCAGATTGATTAATTGCGACGAGAACGCATTATAATCGGCTATTTTTTCCTGAATCGATTTTTGCAATTTCCGAAAACCTGCCGGCAATTCGCCATCCAGATAAAGGGTAATATTTACAGGCGTTTCAAGATTCTTGACGAGCTTTTTGGAAACATCGGTAATGGAGTATCGCTTTTCGGCAGTCAAATCCAAACGAAAAAATAGTTGTCCTGAAAGAATACTCAGAAACAAAACACCGACCAAAACCAACGCTCCCGATTTGATTTCTTTCCGGAGATTGACTTTATGGAAATGTATAATCCGGCTCGTCAGGAAAAGGAAAAAGAAAATAGAAATGAGGAAATAAGTCAGATCGCGCGAATCAACGACTCCCCTGCTGATGGAATTATAGTGTTCGTTAATCCCAAAACTAATGATAGTTTGCTGAATGGCTGAAGGCAATTGCATGGCGCCAACCAGATCAAACCCAAGGTATGCCAAAAACGAAAGGAACAAGGCGAGGATAAAGGCGAATATCTGATTGTCGGTGAGTGCCGAAGCCAGCAAGCCGATGGCTACATAAATGGCAGCCAGAAAAAACAGTCCCAGATAAGCGCCCCATGTACCGCCCGTATCGATACAACCAATTGGATTGCCCAAAATAAATACCGAATAGAAATAAATAAGTGTTGGAAGCAGCGAAATAGAAACCAGCAAAAGTCCGGCAAAAAACTTTGCCAAAACAATCTGAAAAACAGAAATAGGTCGTGTGAGCAAAACTTCCATGGTTCCGAGCCGTTTTTCTTCAGCAAAAAGACGCATTGTGATTGCCGGGATCAGGAAAAGATAAACCCAGGGAGCAATCGAAAACAAGCCGTCGAGTGAAGCATATCCACTTTCGGGAATATTGTATTCGCCCGGAAAAACCCACAGGAATAAACTGGTTGCCAACAGAAAAACAAACACCACCACATAACCTGTGAGCGATCCAAAAAAACTGGCAATTTCTTTTTTTAAGAGACTGTTCATATACAAATTAGTCTATGCATTAATTTTATAATTGGTGTATATAGAAAATATCGAATGGATTCACTTAATATGATCTCACTTGGATTATTTCAAAAGACTCCGCTTTCCTGCATCATTCAAAACAACCATTTGCTGAATTGCAATCTGATTCAATTTTATTAATCTTTCCTTTTGCGGTATTTTCTCATTAATAAACAAAGCATTCAGATTTTCCATATTCGACATGCAAATTAGTTCAACTAGAAAATATCACCAAATATATGGTACATTTCTCAAACTATGAATATGTTACCAAAATTCATTTAAGAAGATTTTCAACGAGATAAGCCATCATACCACTAATTTTGTTGAGTTATTAGCGTCGGGGTAAAATGCGACAAAAAAAAGCCTTTCGGCTTCTCTTTGTTTTCTGCTAGAAGGGAAGGTCATCATCCGTTCCAGCGGTCTGTTTTTTAGACTTCTTTTTGCCGGCTTTCTTTTGTTTTTCGGGTTCTTCATCCTGAGTTGGGAAGGTTGATGAAACTTTAGTCTGATAATAACACGTGTGAGTGCGACCGAATTTGTCTTCTTGTTTCAGTTTAGCCACCTCAAATGAGAGGTACTTTATTCCGTTCTTTTCGAACACTGCAGCTTCAAGGCCTTCTAGCGGTAATACAATTCTCACGATGTCAAGGTTTTCTACCTGTGTTCCTTTTCCGATGTAATGTTTTTCAAAAGTTGTCATAATGTTGAATTTTAAGTTATAAAAAAATTTATACATGATTAACTATTCTGATGAAGGGTGGCAAGGGAGGAACTGGAATACCGGACCCCGAGCACTCGGGGGAGGATATGCCGGGAAAATCCCTTGACGGGTTTCCTTCCATCTAAGAATAAATCTTTGTATATAATTTTGACTAACGGTTCAATATTCTGACCACCGTAGAAAATTTGCTCCGGACAAAAGGTTAATCAGGTAAACCGGGAGATTGGGGTAGTATTGTTACCGGTGAAGTGTTCTGTGATGCGTGGTTCGGGTTATGGACAATTCCGGATTGAGGCTGTGCTAACGAAAGAAGATGATCGGCAACCAAACGTTATTCAGATTAAAGCAGCAACCATTCCTAGGATGATACCCAAAACAAAAAACCAAAAAGCAGGAAACAGACTGCCAGGTTGATGGCTATCCCAGCAGAAACCAAATGCCGAAAGGCTTTTAGGGGAGCAACAGAATTCAGGGGTCTGAGTTAGCGAACAAAAAAGGGGTGCGTTAGCACCCCCTTTGGTTAAAGATTTATCAGTTTATGGAAAGCTTTCCATAAACAAATTTATGCGGAGTAAAAGATTATGCAAAGAAACCAGCAGAAACCTTCTTATATAACCACTAAACACTTGTTTGCTTTGCATAAACACTTTGCATAAATATTTTGCTTTTTTTTATTCCGGCAATGGTGCCAACATAAAAAGCAACAATATGAAACAATTACAAACAGTACAAGAACTGATGGATGGTTGCGTTCATTTTTTTGAGCAAGAATGCTATTCTCCCAATCGAATTGAACGTTACAGGTTTCTGTGGAAAAATAAGCTGATTCCATTTATGTTTCAAAAATCATTTTTGTATTATGGTCCTTCGGTTGGAGAAGATTATATTCGCTATAATATAGGCGATAGCATTTCACCTATTGAACGGGAGATTATCAGAAGTATAAAAGTATTGAATGAGTTCCAAGAAAAAGGAACAATCCGCAGAGCCTACCGCAAGCCAATTACTCGAGAATTATCTGGAGAGATAGGTTGTTTAATGAATAGATACCTTTTGCATTTGGAGTGCTTACGTCGCAGTAAAATAACAATTTCAGCTCACCGACTATTTCTTTCCAGATTTCTTTTCTATCTGAAAAATAATCAAATATCTAATATTGAAGAAATTAGAGAAGTCCATGTTTCGTCTTTTGTTTCTACTCAGAAAAATCAGATAGGCGTTGTATCTGCCATCAGATTATTTTTTAGATTTCTATTTGAGGAACGCATCATAAAGCTTGATTTAACCACAGTTATCCAACCTTACAAGTTGGCCATCAGAGCAAAATTACCTTCGGTTTATACCGCAAAGGAGGTATTCCAAATAGAGTCATCCATAAACAGAGACTATGCTACCGGTAAAAGAAACTATGCCATGACTCTGTTGGCCTCACGGCTGGGGCTAAGAGCATCAGATATTGCTCACCTGACTTTCCGCAACATCGACTGGGAAAATAGCACAATTAAACTATCCCAATTTAAAACTGGCAAAGTGATTGACCTTCCATTGCTTGCAGATGTAGGGGAAGCAATTATCGATTATCTCAAATATGGCCGCAAAAAATCAGCGTCACCATATATTTTCCTTTATTCCAGTGCTCCATTCAATGCCATGACAAATGGTTCCATTTCCTGTGCTCTTGGTCTTATAGTGCGTTCATCCGGGGTTGATACCACCGAGAGAAGGCACGGACCGCATGCCATGCGCCACAGTCTGGCCAGTCGATTTTTGGAAAACCAGGTATCATTACCTGTTATCTCCGAGGCTTTGGGGCACCAAAGTATCACAAACACGATGCCTTATCTTAGAATAGATGTGGAATCGTTGCGGCAATGTGCATTGAACGTTCCGCTTGTGGAACCATCATTTTATGAGCAGGAAGGAGGTACCTTCTATGAATGAGTTCAATTACGGCAGCATCTATGCCCCTCATTTCAAGCAGTTTATTGTCATGAAGAAAGGGCTCGGTTATGTGTCCTTGCGTACTGAATGGGTCTTTCTTGAGTTTGACAAATTTTTCATTACCAACAACATAACAACCATTGGAATAACCAGACAACAAGTTGAACAGTGGCGTGCTACAAGGATAAACGATGCATTGTCAACAATTTGCACAAAATACATTATCCTTTCACAATTCTGTAAGTATATGTGCAAGGTTGGTTATGACTGTTATATCCCGAGAAGCCCTGTTAATCCTCCCAGAAACAGATTTAAACCCCATATCTACTCTAACCGGGAAATCGCAGACATCTTCCATACATGCGATAATATGCGATTGCAGGACAAGAAGATGTCCACCATACTTTTTATTGTTCCAGCCATTATCCGTCTGCTGTATGCAACCGGTCTTAGGATCAGCGAAGCCTTGGCTTTGAAGAATAAGGATGTGGACTTTAAACAGCAATGCTTAATTATCAGAAAAAGCAAGAATGGGGAGGAACGTATTGCTCCCATGTCTGGCGGCTTAGAAGAAGTGCTGAAACAGTATCTGCATTATCGGGATCGGATGCCCATACCACGCATTAAGGATATCAACGGCTACTTCTTTGTGTCTCCCAACGGAACAAACTGTTGTCAAGGCAGTGTATATACCTGGTTCAGGAAGGCACTTGCCATATCAGGAATCCCGTTTATTGGAGATCATCAGGGTCCTCGTGTTCATGATTTGCGGCATACGTTCGCGGTTCACGCTCTAGCTCAGATGGCTAAATCCGGACTCGATATTTACTACTCACTGCCTTTGATTTCGACATTTCTTGGTCATAAATCAATAGGTTCGACCGATCATTACGTCAGGCTAACTGCGGAGATGTATCCTGATCTGCTTAAAGACGAAAAGGGTGTATGCGCCTATGTTTTCCCAAAATACAATAATCTTTTGTACAATGGAAACGACTGATTTTGCAAAATATCTAAGCACTTTCCTTACCAAGTATCTTGCGGGTGAGCGCAACTGCAGTCAAAATACCATTTTGGCTTACAAGGATACTTTCGTTCAGTTTATAACTTTCATGAAAGAACAGAAAAACACTGAAGTACAAAAGCTGACTCTTGAATGTATTACCAGGGAGATTGTCATCAACTTTCTTGACTGGATTCAGGAGAACAGGCATTGCAGTAATGCCACACGGAATTATCGCCTTGCCGCTTTGCATTCGTTCTTCAGCTTCTTGCAATACGAAAATCCCGAAAGGATGTATGAGTGGCAAAAGATACTGACCATAAAAGTTAAGAAACACGAAAAAAAGAGTATCAACTACCTGACAACTGATGGCATAAAGCTACTTCTTGAACAGCCGGATCTAAGTACCAGAGGTGGTTACCGTAATCTCACTATGCTTGCACTAATGTATGATAGCGGAGCAAGGGTACAGGAAATAATAGATCTTACTCCTTCCTCTGTCAGACTTGACAACCCAAGCATAATAAAACTATTTGGCAAGGGACGTAAGGCCAGAATTGTGCCATTGCAGCAAGAGCAGACCGTGTTCCTGAAAGAATATATGCAGAAAAATCATTTGTTGGAGACCCAAGCCAATCAATATCCATTGTTCTCAAATAGCAGAAAAGAAAAACTTACCCGGGCAGGTGTGACTTACATCTTAAAGACTTATGCAGACCTTGCAAGGAAAATCAATCCGGCAATTATACCTGAGAAGATTAGTTGTCACTCCTTGCGTCATTCTAAGGCCATGCATCTTCTGCAGGCCGGTGTAAATCTGGTTTACATCCGAGATCTTTTAGGCCATGTTTCAGTTCAGACTACAGATGTGTATGCTCGTGCTGATTCCAAACAGAAACGGGAAGCTTTTGAAAAAGCCTATGTTGACATTAATCCGGCTGGCACCAAAACAAAATCCTGGGAAAAGAACAACAATCTATTGGATTGGCTGAAAAGTCTAGAAAAACAATCATGAATTTATGCAAAGTGGTACTGTAAAGTAAAAGGAATAACAATCTGATTGCAAGCATGTCTTACAATGCCACTTTGCATAATCATTCCCTTTCCATAAATCAGTTCTTCAACGTCTCTTATTTTCACATCCAGAGTCCGTTTCATTTCATCGATTACGGAGGTGATCACTGCTGAGTTGGAAGTTTTGAACTCATTTCCATTTGAATCCCGCAAACTGATCACAGAACTGAGTGAATCAGCTCCGATCTGGAAGGTTTGCAACTTGCGCCGTGAATCGTTCAATGTTTTCCAACGGTCGATCAGCAATGACAAATCTTCCACCCGTTGAATCCTTTCATCGAGAGTCAGCTTCCGTGGTGCTTCGACTTCGTCTTTCACAATGGTCAAAACTGAAGCAACTTCTACAACTTCAACTACTTCAGCAACTGGTGCTGTTTTTTCTGCAACATTAGATTTACCCATGATATTTTGTCCATGCCCTTGGATCTTATTTTGGCTTCTGGCTCGCCGGTTAAAATTAAATTACGGGTAATCATCATTGAGCCAGGCGGATTCTAGTCAATGGGCGAATGTCAGGTTTTAACAAAGTCATAAGTCTGGAGTCAGAAGCTGGAAGTTAAAAGGTGACCGAGTGCAAAGCAAGCTTTTCATTTCCCATCCGGAAGGGGAAAAGCTCCCTTTACTTTTCCGGATGGCGTAAATACCTTCACCCGATAATTTGAGTGTAACAAGAATTCTCTGTCCACTCCGGAAAGCCTGATTGTTTATAAGCGACCAAAAAAAGGGGCGAAAAAGCCCCTTGAATATTCAGTAAGCACATGGACCCGTTCCATTCATCATATCTTCGTCGGCTGCTTCTGATCTAAATTGCCTGTATGGACCTTCACCACATTTTTCACAATACGCTTTTCGGTCTGACGGCCAATAATAAATACTTGTTCCTTTTTTAATTGGGCAGCCACATTTTGAACAGGAGGAAGAAAATTTTGCAGTAATCATTCGTGGATCGTTTTTGTAAGTCATTGTGTTTTGTTTTAGTGAATGAGATTATTCTGATTGGCATATCTGGATTCAACTTTTTCGGAACCCCAGGCATCGCGCATATCGTCCATTGACATAAGTTTACCGGACTTTTTGAAGTATTCGCCTTTGTGCCAGTACCAGGCAGCCTTCGGATGTGAGAATTTATATCCTTCACTTTTCAATGTTTCACGGACTGGGAAGGTGTTACCGGTAATCCATATCCAGGAGCCTATCAGTTCGATAACAATATCCTTCAGAAACATGATCCGGTCCAATCGTTGTCGCATTTCTTCTGAAACCTGCTGTTCATACTCTTTTCGTCCTTGCGAAAATGTTTCATCGCTATTGATCAGTTTTTTTGAAAGCCTTTCATACTGATCATTTAAGATTTGCATCAGAACGGTGTCACCACCTTTGTCCGGATGATAAATGAATGCAAGGCGTCGATACTCCTTGCGTAATTCATCCAACGTTTTAATACCCTCGAAAAATTTCATGTGATTTTGCCCCTGCCCGGAGGACTTATTTTGGCTTCTGGCTCGCCTGTTAATTTTGAGCCAACCAGCACATTGAGCAGACCGGATTCTTGTCAACGGCCGAATGTCAGTTTTGAGGCCGCGAAAAACTGAACTAGCGCCTTCGGCGTTGTTTCTGTAGTTCAGCTCAGGAAAACCCAAAGCCTTGACTTTTCCGGGATGCGATCAATAACTTCGCGGTAAATTATAGGAGAGATAACCTTCTAAGTAGTTTGTAGAAAAAAGAAACCCCGATCGGGAGGATCAGGGGGATGGGGTTCGGAACGGTCACTTGCAAGTTGTCGTTGCGGATTTCGAAGAGCGTCAGCGTCCGCAGGACGAAGACGGTCAAGAAAGGAGCAGAGATAACGCACACCACTGCACCCGCAATGCAATTTGCAATTTGTTAGCAGGTCGTTCTTTCTCATTTTTTATTACTTCTGTCAAATATAATTGGGTATATCCGTCCATTGAATATTTTCCCATGTCTATAAAAAACGGGCCATTCCGGGATTGTTTTTACAATTCGGATTGCCTCCTTGTCATATAAATCATTGACGCCTTTTAGAATGCTGACACTATCAATCCTCCCAAGACTGTCAGCAGACATAACCTGAACATAAACCCTTCTTTTTATTGAATCATACTTTGGCAAATTTTCCCAATTAATCGTATTTTGAATCAGTTGTTGTAATTGCCTTTCATCTTTTAAAGGTTTTGTTTTTGTGTTGTCACATTTTTCAACTGAAATAACCTTTCCTTTTGAAATCCGAAAGGCTAATTCATATTCAAATTGGGCCTAAAAGCTGGAAAAACAAACAACGAATTAAAAGTCAAATGTTCAAAATAAA